CAATAGCGTTTTTCGTTCTTTGGATTGTCCTTTTTTGATAATCTTTATTTTTTGATTTTATCTTTCTCTCACCTATTTTAATCAATGCCTTATACTTCTCCTTCAAATCCTTCAAAGTTTTAAGTTCTTTTTCTTCTGTCATTTTTTTCTTTTGTGCCATCCTTTCAAACACTTCTTTAATATAAAGTCGTGCCAGTTAATGTCACCTTCAATTATAGAAATCTCCTCTTTTTCATTAAATAATAATTTATATTCCTCGTCGGTAAATGTTTCGTTTAATGTTTTCATACACTAAGTAAGTAAGTGCCCTTTAAATACTTTTCGGTTTATTCCAATAAAGCAAGTAGAGCGATTAATTGTGCTTCTGTTAAAGTAGTTGAGCCGATTATTAAATCTCCACTATTGCTTATATGAACATCCCCAGCAACTTCCAACTTAGCGTCTGGGTCATTTACCCCGATGCCGACGTTGCCCGAAGTTAAAATAGTAAATTTACTTGAATATGTAGTTCCATCTTCAGTAGACATTGTTCCAATATCATACGAACCTGCAATATCACTTGGGAAGTAATGATAACTATCATAACCACCTATTTTCAATCCATGTTTTACATTTCCAGATTTATAAAACAAAACTCCATCTACATCACCATTTAAAGAATTTCCAAAGTCTAATTCAGCAGCAGGGCTCGTCGTCCCGATGCCGACGTTGCCGTTTGCATCGATACTTAACGCAGGGTCCGGAGCACCATCAGAAGCCACCAACTCCGAATGTCTGTGTAGAGTATTAGCAATAGAATTATCTGTTAGAGTGTCTAATTCAGCCCCTGTCGCTGATGTATCTGAATGAGAAGCAATATCATGAATTTCTGCGTGTCTATCTGCTGTGTTTAATCCTATCGCTGTTACATTAGTCGCGATGTCTGCCGTATTAGTCGCGACATTTGCGTGGTCACTTCCATCTCCTGCGACTATATTTGTGTGGTCGATAGATGCTTCTACATTAGCGAAAGTTATTTTTTTACTTGCCGCTGCTCCATCTACTAAATATAATAAATCATCTGCTGTTGCTGCCTCGATTGCGTCTAGTGCTGATACTTTTTGGTCTGCCATTTTATACTATAGTTTTATCTCCTGTTTCTAATAACATTTTATCTCCTGTTTCTAACAAAATAAATACTTCCATTGTGTATAATAAATACCAACTTCCATAATGCCATATATTTACAGTGTGATTTATAGTATTTAAAATCATCGCTCCTTCCTCCCCAGTTGCAGGGTTAGAAGTTACTAATTTTAATCTTCCTCTATGGTCATCAACATATTTCTTATTAACTATGTCAGAATCATTAACAGGGACTTTCTCTATCGTTCCCTCTCTTGTAGCAACATTCTTTCTTACAGCAAAATCGTCGAGAATACCTGCACTATGAGGAACTTCTTGGAATTTTCCTTTAGTTTCCTTTTTAGGAATTAAAGGATTTTTTTTAAAAACCATGGTAAATTAAGAGAATTAGGATTTAAATAATTATGCCGCTGTTACTACTACAAACCAAACCTGTCTGTTTTCTATATCTTGATAAGAAGTTATAGTTTTAATAACAGCTCCGCCTTCTGTTGTTAAATCAGCCGCTATATTAACTGTATCATTCAAAGCATAAGGACCTAAAACTGTTGCTGTTCCTGCAGCCATTATTTCTTTTTCTCCTTTTTAGGTTTAGGCTTAACTTCTTCCTCTGGCTCCTTGTAGAACTCATCGTAATAAACCTTATACTCTGGGTGCTTAGGATTTTCCTTATACTCGTCTGCAAGTTTCTTTCTGTATTCTTTACTCATTTTAATTTGGTGTGAGTATTCCGCATTGTTCTAAAGCGAGAATGATTGCGTTGCAGGTATCTCCTAAATTCTGTAAAACTCCTTCAAGTTCTGCCTGAGTTGTAGCTCCTAAATCTCCATCTCCATCAGTTAAAGTATCTGAGCCTGAGAAAGTTGCATCAGAAATTGCGGCAAGTTTAATTTGCAGGTCCTCGTGGTTTCCAATAGAAGCCATTTTTAAGCCCTCGTATTAGTAAATTTACATATTCCGTTAGGAGCTTGAACCTGAATAACACCTCTCTCCCAAGTCCTTATGGTTGTAGATTTACCAGGGTCTTCAATAGTAACTACCTTTTGAGGCTCTGCCTGTTTCCAAACTAAACTCTCCCCTTTATGAACAATGTAAGCAGTTTCAGCAGTTATGGTTTCAGAAAGCATAATCTTTAATCCGCACAATTCATTAACAACTCCATTCTGCACAGCAGAGACAGTCTTAAAAGTTGGATGATTAAGAACTTTTGAGTTTGAAATTATGTTTGTATAGTCTGTTCCATTCAAAATAAGATAACCATTTCCGTCAAGAGCATCAATTCCATCTTCTCTTAATGTTTGTATTCCGTCAAGTATATCTTTAATTGGGTCTCTGTTTGCGATTGTTGCGCTGTCCCATTCATAGCCAGCAGTAACGGCAACTGTGTTTCCAAATGAAGCAGATAAAGCAGCCTCAATAACCGTGTCTATTTGATAATTGACTTTTCTTGCCATTCTGATAATATGCCTTTGCAGCATAGGAACTGTTGCAGCCTGCATCATCTCAAGAGAAATAATACTCTCATCTCCATATTTTAGAATTACAGAACTTACTTTTGTTTCTGTTACCTGAACAAAAGGTAAAGGCGCCATTTGAGGTATTCCGCCTATAGATGAGTATGTTCCTCCGCCTGTAGAATCGTCATTAGTTTCTCTATAATAACTCTCAGTCCAAGCGTCAGAAGAATCAATTGTGCATAGTGTTTTAAGGACAGCCATTTCTTTACTAACTGCTTTTACTGCTGAATCAATATATTCTTTTCTTAAATCTGCCTCTCTCCATGTGTCTGCTGCCATCTTAGTCTATATCCACGATAACGGTTCCACCACCGCCACCGATTGTATTTAATGCTCGATTAGAACCTAATTGGCAACCCAAAGGAAAATCAGCCTCAATAGAAGTTCTTACTACATTTGCTCCACCAACAGAAACTGGTGCTCCTGCTGTAATTGCAGCCGCAGTAGTTGTGCAACTCCATCTTCCATTCATTGCTACTGTCATTTCAACTAAACCATCATTTGCAGTTTTTTCTTCCCAAGCAAAACCACCGAAAGGGTCATTATTTGCAGCAGAAATGGTAACGGTGTTAGCATCATTTAATTTCATAATAGAACCAATAGGAACTGCGAGAGCATTTGAGACAGTTCTTCTCGCAAAACGAGTTGGGGTTTCAATATTAGTTGCTACAGCCATAAATAAACAATAAAAATAAACTATTTAAACTTTTCTGTTATTCGGCTTACCGATTAACTTAATTCTTTTATCTCCTTTTCCATAAACTTTATGAGAACATTTAATTCAACAATGTCTCTTTTATGGTTTTCAACCATCGCTTTAAAAGAATTTAGTCTCGCTGTTAAAGTTTCTTTATCCATGTCTCTCCAATGCTTTCTCTACAAGAGTCCCTTTAAAAAATTCTTTAGCTCCTTGCTTTTTCTTTTCTTCCTCGCTTACTTCTTTATTCTGTCCTGCGAGTCCTTTTCCACTAATTAATAATTCAGCAGTTGCTTTTTCTATTTTCTTTCTTTCTGCTGTAATTCTATCAGCCTCAGTTTTTGTTTCTTCTAAAACTCTTTTTGCTTCGTCAAGTGGAAAGACTGCCTCTTCATTCTTTTCCTCTGTTTTTTCCTCTGTTTCCCCCTCAGGCGTCTTTTGTGTTTCTTCATCCATGTTCATTTACCCCCTTTCACTTGTCTTTTAATTTGTATCCTGCAATTCCTGCGATTAAGCTTATTGAAGTTAAAAGTAAAACTCCATCATGCCCGCACAATAAAGCAACACTATCAAGGATAACTATGCCTGCTATTGCTGTGCAGGTTACTTTCCAGTTTACTTTCTTTTTTTTCATCATGAGGTCCTTCAATATTTAAGTCAGCTTCTCTCAACGCTATTTTATAAAACACATCTTCATACCACTGAGATAATTCATTCGCTCTTGTCCTCGGTATCCCCAAGCCAAAGCGAAGATAAGCATTAATTCTCATAGGGTTATACCTGTCTTCAAATTCTTTCAAAAGTTCAAGTCTTCTTTTATCCATCTTTAGTTGGGTTTACATTTGTTTCTTTTAATTGTCCTGAATCTTTCTTTTGGTCTCTCTGCATAGATGTTTCAATAGATGCAGGAAATTCTAAATTACATTCAATTCCTAACTGAATTTTTATCATCTCCTGATTATATAACTGCATGTCCTCTATTTCCTGCTGGAATGATAAATAAATTATTTTAGAAGATGCCTCTGTTGTCTCTGCTCCCCAGCCCATAACAACCTCAGGCATGCCGCAAGCACTAACAAAAATCCTCACTATAAATTTAAGATAATTTAAACTATCTAAATTTCCATACTGCGGCGAAGATGTGTCTTTTATCTCTTTAATAACTCCAGTCGGTATAATAACATTTTCACTTTTTTTATACGCTGTGTTTATAGAAGTTTCAACAGCATTTAATTTTGTTGTGTCGTCGGTTTCAACCTCAAAAAATTTAATCGGCTTGATATTTCTGTGATATAAAATTCTTAAATCCTTCAAGCCTTCATTTCTGCTTTCAACTAAACTAACCAATGCCTCAGGGAATGGGATACCATGAATTTCATCTGCTATTCTTTCGTAAGATAAATGGTAAATTTCATCAGGCTGCCATATGATAGGGTTTTCTACTCCTGTACTTTGTTCATATCTGTCAATAATTCCAAGAGGGCTGAAAATAACTTTTATTGAACCCGGATTAAGTGGCTTTAAATTTGTTATTCTTCCCTGCTTGTCTTTTACTTTTTCAGCAAAAGAATCCCCGCAGATTAAAGCAGTTCTCCAAAGATTTTTTAATATCAATCTTGGGCTGTCTTTTCCATTTCCTTTTAATCTATCTAATTTCCCCTGATTTTTATCATCTGCTTCTATTCCTCTTCCAAAAGTCCACGACGCTAATTTATTAATCACTGCCCTTAATTCAGGGATGTCTCTGTAATATCCATGCCATTTAGACCATTCAGGAGTCCATGCAGTCTCATCTAATCCCGGGCTGTCTGTATCTCTGGAATCCACAGAATAAAAATCACTTTTAGAAGTTGTAGAAAAATCTGTCTGCGAGCTGAAATCTGTGCTTTGTCCTGTCCTTAAAGTAGCCATGTAAAAAGATGTAAAATGATGTATTTAAATGTTTTTACTCTTCTGTTTGATAATCAGAAGCAATTAAACCATATTCATAAATGTTTGCTTCATCTGAGATACTTCCTGTTTTTCTTATTCTTACTTTTAAATTTGTTCCTGGTTGTTTAAATAAGAAGAATGTGTTAGGAACAACATCTCTTGTCCATGTGCTCCCATTGTCTGCTGAACAATCAAAGTGGATATCTCCTGTTGCATCTTCTGCATAATTTGCTATAAAAAACCCACCATTGACTTTTTGAGAAAATGAAGTTGCTTGTGCTGTTGAAATTAAATATGGAAGAACATCTGCAAATGCTGCTTGAGTAAATAAAGGAATACTATTGTCTGTAAAAAAATCTAATGAGATGTCATTTGTTATCTCATAAGTTCCCTGTGTTATTTGGGTATTATTGCTCCAAGTGATTGCTTTTTTAGTGAGAACAACTGCAACCCCATATCCTTCAGCAGATTCATCGAATGTTGCTAATAAAAGAGCGCATGTTGCTTGGGTATCTTTGTCATCTCCAGATGTGTCAGTTCCTATTTCGTTTGACTCTCCAGTTTCTTCTCTGTTTAATTCTGTAAAAAGTGGCATATTCCACTGCATGCTTTGGACATAACCCCCACCTTCATAAGTTCCCATTACTAATCTACTCCAAGAATTAATATCAGTATTGCTTCCCTCTGTAAATGTTCCTAATCTCCTCACTTCTCCTTTGACATTGTCAAGGTCAAAAGTAGTTTTTTCTAAATAAGCTCTTTTTCCAACATCAGTAGCAGCAGAACATTTTAATGCTGTTATATTTGTTATGTAAGTAGAGCTTGCTCTTGGGTCACTTCCATTTGTTCCATAAAATAAAGTTTTTATTACTTTTGCTCTTTTAACTGCAGTAGTTCCTGTTCTACACACTAATCGCCAAATATTTTCTGTTTGGTCTTTAAACATTGTGCAATCATTTATTTCAAAGTCTTCTATGGCTGAAATACTATCGGCGTAAATATCCACATAATAATCGTTTGTCATATCTGTATATGCTGCTTTGTTTGAGCCGATTGTCCATACAGTATTTAAACTTATTTTTGTGCTTCCTGTGAAAACGTCATACAGAATGTTTTGAAAGTTTGGGGTTCCTGTGCCGTTTATTGCTGCGTTCCAACCTTCATAATCTGCATTAAAAATTGTATTCATAAAGTTTTTAAAAACAAATCCTTCTATAGATTTAAAGGATGATGCAATAATTCTTGGACCTTGCCATACTTGAAGTTCAGCTTCTCTTGGATTACTTTTAAATCTGTCAGGAAACGTTGGAAGTCTCATTTTAAATAATCTTGAATATCGTTTTTTCCTAACATAACTTTAATTTCTTCTAATCTTGCGAGATGTATTGAAATCATATCTTCTGCTTCCATTCTTGAAGTAAATCCTGCCATGTTATAAGCAATTCCTGACATAGCACAATATCTCGCTATGTATTCCGCGAAGATTTGAATGCCGTTTGCTGTCAAAGTGCCAACATTTGTTATTAAATCATATTTCATTAAACCGCATAAAAAACCCCCTGCCTGATTAGCCCATGTTTGCTTATTTGCTTCTATCCAACCAGTAGCATCTACTAATTCCCCAGCCATAGCGTCAAGTTCTGCTTCTGTAACCAACACGTGTGCGAATGCCATATTAAAAAGTGCGAACAAATATATTTAAACCTTTGTCTTGTGAGCATAGCCAAGCCCCCCTGATTAATCCCTCTGCAATGTGTGAGTTATTTCCAAAAATCCTGAAATAAGATTTTTTTCCTTCTCTTTTTACATACTCATACTGGATAGACCTTAAACTCTGCCTTAAATTATCGTCGTTAAAAAGTCTTATTTTTTTATTTTCCATTAAAGATTTTAAATTAATATACATTTCTTCTTTTAATAATTTCTTTGATTTCTCCCCGTCCTTGTCTGTAGGGCGTGAGGCATTATTTAAAGCAAAAGTTTTTCTTTTTGTTTTTTCATTAGTTATTAATTCACTCCAGACTCCAAAGCCCACACCACCGTCATCAATTCCTATTTTAAAGAAATTATAGGATTCATTTAAAGAAATTATCTCTTTTGCTGTTTGTGTTGTTAATTGCTTTTCTTTGACAATATTTTCAACCTGCTCAATATTGTCCCTGTTTATTTTATCTAAAATTTCAAAAGTAGTTACATCTTCTCCAAGTCCTGCAATATCACAGCCAAGATAATAACGCCTTTCTCCTTTAACAATTATCTCCCTTCTTTTTAATTTTAAAATTTCATCAAGCAGCTCATCAGGGAAAAACTGCTGCAGGTCTTCCATAAATAGTCCAAGATACTCCTGCCCGTATTCCAGCCTGCTCATATCTTTTTTTTCAGCTTCCAGTCTGTTAATTGCCCCCTCTTGCTGTTCCTTTGTCCATGAAGCAGAAATAGGTCTCTGATAAACGATTTCCTCGCTTGTGTGATAAAATACCTTAAATCTTGCTTTTGGGTCTTTTTTATTGTATTTTTCATCAAATCTCTCCCAGAAATAGCCCTGCTTTCCAAAAGGAGTGCTCCACATCCATATCTCCCCGCCTGTTGTCAGGAGAATAGGTTTTGCAGCCATCCAAAAAACAGACGGCATTCTTGAAGCCTCATCAACCATTAAAACATTTCCATTAAAGCCTCTTACTGCATCTCCTGTATTTCCCACTGGTCTCGCTAATAAATGCCCCCCATTAACTGTTATTCTTCCCAGCTGAGGTTTTTCCTTGCCTTTTCCAATATATTTTTTATAATTTTCATTAGCATAATCTAAAGCAAAAGAAATTATAAGTTTTGCCTGGTCCTCTGTTAAAGAAACGCACACGAGCTGGCTTCCTTTGTGCTTCATTAAATATTCAACAGCTTTTACAGCCATTATAAAAGTTGCCCCAATTCTTCTGCCTTTGCAGACTAAAATATCCCCCTCTGCTTCTAAAACCTTCTTCTGCCAGTCATCTAATATAATCTTCATTTTTAAAAATTTCTTCCAAGTCTTCTAAAGTTACTGGGAAGTTATTTGGTATTAATTTCAGCATTTCTTTAATTTTTACAGCTTCTGCATCTTGTGAAGTCGTCATCATTAGTAAAAAAAATTAAATTGCATTTTTGACATCTTCTTGCTTTTATTCCCGAACTTACTCCATAAGGCATGGTTAAGTGTATTGGATATTCTTTTAATTCTATCTGTCCTTTGTCAAATTTCATCATCTTTACCTCCTTCTAACTTTTGTCTTTTAGAGCCTATCTAACAGCCTCCTAACTTGTAAACATTCGGTTAGAGGCGAATAAAACGCTCTAATTTTTATCTTAGGACTATCAAGATAATCTGAACTTAGGATGTAACTCCAGCCGTAGTTTAAGGTATAATTTATATCAAAGGGCTTTACCATTACCCTCGTAGCAAGGAGTTATCATATAGTATTATCCTATAATAACCCGGAGGCAGGAAACCTCGAGGAACTCCTGCCTCTCCCAATTAAAAGAAATAATTAGGCTTTAAATAGATTATTGTGATGCAGTATATATATTTTTAAAAAATTTTCCTGCGGTGTTATGGTTAAAAACATCAAAAAAAGCTTAAAGTTCGCATTTTAAACACATCAAAAACAACAACAAAACACAAACAAAACTTTTAATTTATTTATATTGGGGGGCGGGGCGGAAGCTCCCCCGCCCCGCAGGGGAGGGGTGGCGAGTGCAGTACGACGTTATTGATGTATTACTTTATTACTTTATTACTCCCCCTCAAACAACAACAAAAGAAACAAGAAACAAACCATTTAATTCTTTATTATCTTTATACAATCTTTTCTTTTCTCCCTCACTAAGACTCTCACTTTTACTTTGAATTAAATATATTTTCTTTTCTTTTACATCAATACTCACAACATCAACAGGAGAACGAGAACCTGCACTTCTTATAACAACTCTCCCTTTTTCCCTTTCACTCTTTATAATTTTATATTCTTTTTTTCTTCCTTTAACATATCTAGGATTTACCATGGTATTGTATTATTATGGGTTTTGCCCTTTATAGATTTTTGGGGGGCGGGGTGGTGGATAGGATGGGGGCGGACTTATTCTGCATTTGCCCTGATTGAGCGGAGCGACACCGAGAGCGAGGCTCCGATGCCGAGCGTCAACAGGAGTGACGTCTCGTGAGCGGATGCGAACATACCCATATCTGCTCCCTGAGCGGAGCGATGAGGCAACCCACAGCGCTCCGCGATTGGCTGAGCAGACAATTTCTTAATTTCAAATTTTGCCTTTTTAAGCCGTAATATGCCCAATATTGTCTCTTTCTGGCCGGACAATCTGGCTGCGGGAGCAGACAATTTAATATTTAAAGATACAGAAAATCATAGATTTTCTGAAGCATGCAAACTATTTAAAGTTATTCGGTTAACCGAATAACTGATGGTCTTGGCCAGAAAGTCCTATGAAGCAAAAAAATTAAGCTTTTGCGCGAATCCTACTCTCTACTGATTCTATATAACCCTCATTAACTTCCAAATATGTCAAATAAGCTGGATACATTATCGGGTTCATCCATCCTAAACTAATAATTAAAAAACTACAAACACTATCTACACTTTTCATCAGTTCTAAATGATTCTCTAAACCATTCCAGTCTTTAGCCTCAGCGTAAGCAAAACTGCCGAAGCTTGCCATTTGCATAGCTTCCTCGCAAATGAACATCATGAACCCTGATGTTGTAAATAAAATTAATCCAATTCTAAGCATCCACTTAAACGCTTTCTTATTTTCTTCATT